GATGGCCCGCCGTTTTTCCGTGCCCGCGTCCGGGGGACAGCCAAGGCGCGCAGGCCGCAGAGCGCAAGGCCCGCCGGTGGATCATGGCCCGCGAAACACGGTTTTTTTGACAGCGACGGCGCGCAGGCAAGGCCCGCAAATGAAAATAGAACGGCCTGCCACGGTACACGGTGCAAGAAAAACCGAAACGGAATCCCGCAGAATTCCAATAAATCCGAGCAAATAACAGCGAATCCCATTTCTGGAAATTGGTTTTTTATTGTGCGGGCTGGGATTCTTTGCAATACTGTTTTGACAACCCATAAACGAGGAATCTGACGACATGGAAATGACAACCCGATACAAGAAAAGCCGCCACGCAATGGCGGGCTATTCGTTCAAGGCATTAAAGCCGGTCACCAATAAGAAGCTATTGAAAAAGGTTATGAAAGGCCGGTTTAAAGGTTACCGCGTGCACACTCTGACGCTAGAAGAACGCGCAACCTGTCCCGCGACATGCCATCATCTGGCGACATGTTATGGCAATAATATGCCATTTGCGCATCGGCTGGAACATGGCCCGGAATTAATCGCCAAAATAGACGGCGAGTTGAAAGCACGGCATGACAAGCTGACTCTTGTCCGCCTGCATGTGCTCGGTGATTTTTGGTCGGTCGAGTACGTCGAACAATGGGGCCGGTGGCTAGATGATCACCCGAATCTAGCGGCATGGGGATACACGCACAATTGGCCCGACAGCATCGTCCCGCTAGAACGCGAGATCGGCCAAGCTATTGAGCGCGTGAAAGCGCGGCACCCTGACAGATTCCGGATTCGCTGGTCGGATCGTCCCGATCTGCCCGACAGCGCGAACAGCGAAGAACTGGCGCAACCTGTAAAGGGTGAAAGCCTGATCTGCCCGGAACAGGAAGGCCGGACTGGCGGGTGCGGGGATTGCGTTCTGTGCTGGGAACAGCCGAGCCGAAACATCATTTTCAAAACGCACTAGGGCAAAGATCATGAAATTAATTAGCAGGCAGGAAGCGCGTGCAATTGGGCAGACGTGGTATTTTACCGGCGTACCATGTAAACACGGCCATGTGGCAAAGCGACAGGTTTCGGGCGGGTGTATGGAGTGCTCAAGAGCACGAAGCGAAAAATATTACGCAGACAACCGAGAAAACGAATTACGAAAACAGCGCGAACATCGTTTAGCTAATCACGAAGAATGGAAAGCCGCGCGGCGTGAAGCGTGGAAACGAAGATCGCCGGAGCAAAAGGCTCGGGACGATCAACACCGGCGCAACTATGCCGAACGGGTAAAAGCTGACCCTGTCAAGCTAGAAGCACAACGCAAAAGGTGCCGAGACATCTGGCATGCGACTAAACATCTGCCCCGCGTTCAAGAGGCTCGGCGCCGTTACTGGGAAGCAAACAAAGAAAAACTTAATGCGCGCAAAAGACAATGGAAAAAGGAAAATAGAGACCGCGTGTGCGCGCATACAAGAGCGCGGCAGGCTGGTCTTAACAAAGCAACGCCAGCATGGGTTGATAGGGAAGCACTAACGGCTGTCTACACATTAAAACAAAAGGTGCAAGATCATACCGGCATCGAGCACCATGTGGACCACATTATCCCGCTAAAACATCCGAATGTTTGCGGCTTGCACGTTCCGTGGAATTTGCAAGTTATCACAGCCGAAGAGAATATGCGCAAAGGCTGCAAACTTGAAGCCTGACAAAGTCTACAAATTCAAAACTTCAAGAGCCGCAGATCGCAAGGCCGCAGGGATATCGGCCAGCGCAGACGCGCAGACAGGTTCCGGCCATTTGTCGCGCGGCCCGCAGATCGCAAGGCAGTCCGCAGACCGATACAGGAGCGCAGTCTTTGCCCCCTCTTCACGCAACAGAAAGAACGATGCCCCGCCGCATCGGTTGTGCGACAGGTGCCAAGCGATTTGCGACTCGGCAATCCGAACACGGTTCTTCTTTATAACCTTGAGTTCGAGCCAGCAGGGCACACCATCCATGACCAGATACACATCTGGCATGCCAGTGCCTGTGCGGTTTTCAATTCTGTTCCAGTGGGATTTCTTCGGCAGGTGCTGCTTGAACGACTTCCAGAGATTTTGTTCCGGCTGGGGCATGTTCGATCACTTCACCTTCGATAAAGGCCGCAGGGTGGCTTTTCCGAATCTCGGCCAGCCGCGCGACGATCTCTTCGCGGGACAGTTTGTCAAGCTGGTGGGTGTGGTTCTGTTCACGCCTATCGATGGTCAGGCCACCAAGCGCAGACCTGATCTTCTCGGCGTTGATCGCCGCAGAGAATTGGCCCGACTCTTCGGCCCCGCGCGACAGTTCATCAAGCCGCTTCAACTGACCGAGGAGGGTGACGCCGTACCGGCGCTCCTTTTCTTCGCGCAGTTCTTTGACCAGTTCGACGACATGTGGATAGTCGCGGCCATTCAGAAACAGGCTGGCAGTCTTCGCCGCCTGCCCCTCGGCATAACCAGCCTTTCGGGCGCACTCGGCATTCGAGTACAGCCCCTCGACAATATATCGGGCAAACTCGCGCTGGCGGTTAGTCAGACCAGCGGGACGCCCAGCAGATCGTTTGGTCTCTTCCATGCCCCCAGTATAGTTTCTGTCATAATTTTTAAAAGACTATTTCCAAAAATATGGCTGGAAGGTCAGACTCCGTGTAACCAACGTAACGACGGTGTAACGACAACTTTGTTGCTACACAACGGTTACAGAGCATCCGTTACGCCGTTACGCTCGTTACGCTGTTTTTGCAAAATAAAAAACAAAAACGAAAAATTATGGGGAACAACCTATTGGTCGTGTTTTTTGCTTTACATAGCTGGGATAGTATGGGAATGTTCCTAGACATCAACGAGAGGAGACTTGAACAATGAACCGTGATCCGGCGACAAAGATTCAGTTTGTGTGCGACCATTGTGTAGGCACCGGCTATCAACCGGTCAACAGTTTCGAGATCGATGCATGCCCCGAGTGCAATGGCACAGGTTTGATCGATCATCTTCCACGGCTTCAGAGCCATTATGACGACGTTATGTATGTGAACGGCGACCGTTATCAGAAGGTGGGTTGATATGACTAAACGAGTTCGAGTGGCACCACCTTGGGTGCGTGGCGGCAAGAAGCCCGGTTCTCCCGAGGACCGTGGTTCGGCAGACAGGTATTATGGTCGGCCATACAATCCGCACTGGCTTTGGTATGGCGATCATGGCTGTCAGACTGTGGAGTCCGATCAGATGACCCCTGAAGAAATTGCTGAATATGACAAGGGCTATGACGGTGAGACAGGCGAGAAGGTCTGGTTCGAGCCAGAGCCACGGATGGAGGATTGAAATGACGAGGATCATTGAGGCCGAGTATCAGATACTGACGACACAGTTCTGGGAGGTCAAGCACATTGAGGACTGGCCTGCTGACGAGGAGGGTGAGCCGCGTGATATTGCCCACGCCCACAACTTCTGGATCAAGTGGGGGCTGCTTCATGTGCAGTGGGACAAGGACGAGAAGCCTGTGGAATACGAGCCGACTGCCGAGGATGGTGGTGACGGCTTGGACTACAAGTGGCCGGACGCCGAGTACATCGATGGCGAGAGGTTGGACTGATGAGGTTCGAGGTAACGATTGTGGCGACCAACTGGGTATTGATCGACGCAGACAACGAGGATGATGCAAAGCAGAAGGCTCTGGCCTTGGGCGTTTGGGAAACACTGGATGGTGCGGACTACGAGGTGACCAGTGTGTTTCCTGATCCGTACAATGAGGAGGCAGACAATGGGTGAGGAAGAGATCGCAGAAAACTGTGAGTGTGGTCTTACAGAGGATGGTTCGTGGGATGAATCTCTGTTCGACGAATGGGGCTGTGACTGTGAAAGGAAGGAGGCAGACAATGGGTAGAGTAAAAGATTGGCTGATTGGCATGCAAGAGGATGCCATGTGGATGAGCCGTGATTCGTGGGCCGCGAAGAATGGCGCACAGAATCTGCAACTCTACGATGAGATTCAGGACGAGATGACGGAGCAACGTGCTCCATCGCCTGAAATGTTGCAGGAGCAGATCGACAGGATTGAGGAGATATTCGGTGGCAAAGACTGACCCCAGGATCATGCATGTGGCCGACGAGGTTCGTCGGCTCATGCGAATCTTCAGCGACCTTTGTTTTGACGAGGCACCGCAGGAGGAAATTGATGAGGCTTGGCGTCGGTACATGTACGTCAAGCGGTTGCATAGGAAGGGAGTGGAGTATGTCCCAAGATTCTGACAAGGACGACGAAGGCGACGAGTATTTGGTTTGTGATTGGTGTGGTCACGAGTGCCAAGATTTCACATCATTTTTTGGAGACATTCGTTGCGACGAATGTGCGTATGAAGACGAAACCTACAGAAGGGAGATTCTAGGTGAGCGTATATGATAAGCGCGTGACGCGCGACATGAGGATGATGATGCTGAAGATCCACAACGATCTGAAGGACATCAAGAACACTGTCGAGGAATGCAACGATA